AAGTTTGAATCATTTGCATTAGGTGTAATTGTAATTATTGGTGTTGCTGTATAAAGCGAACCGCCATCTGTAAGTGATAGGCTACTTACACCTACAGTTGATACTGTTGTTACAGTACCAGTTGCTGATGATCCACCTGAACCATCTACACTAATTACGTCTGCAATATTATAATCTGATCCGCCAGTTGTTACTATCATTTGTGACACACCGTCGGCAACATTAGCTACAGAAATATTTGCATTAGATCCACCAAAGTCTGTGAAGTTAATAGTTTGTGTAATTGATTGATCTGTTAATGATAATTGAAATGTTTTTGTTCCATAAGTTTCTGTTGTAATTGTACTTACATTTGAACTTTTGTTATTTGGTATTACAGCATCAATACTAGTGTTTGCTACTGTTACTAGTTTTCCACTAGACTCGTTCATTGATATTGTTAACGGATTTAATGTTTCAACATTTTCAATTCCGTGATTTGTATTTGATAACCTGTATATATTCCAATCGCCATTATCATCTTTTGCTACCCAATTTGTAGATCCTAAATCAACATCTAAGTTACTTGATACTGTATTACCATATTGTGTTTTTAAGTTTGCTTTTGTTAATGCTTGGTAATCAGTATCAGAAATATGTACATAACCAGCAGTTGGTAAATCAAATGATTCTGTCCTAGTTGGCCATATTGTCGATATATATTTTGAACCAGTTGGTTTTTTAGTCCAATTTAAACTATCATCAGCGTCAATTGTTATAATGTCATCTGAGTCAATATCAGTAGTAATTGCTAAATCGATATTTGGTAAAAATGAAATTACTTGCGGGTTAGTTTTGATTTTAGTTGGGTCAAGTCTAAATTCCATAGACTGATTAATTTCTGTACCACCAAACTCACCTACTTTAAATGCATAGTGTTCATAAAGATTAATTTCTTGTCTTTCACTAATAACATCAGTTCTTAAAATTTTATCAATTGCATTCCTAGAACCTTTTTGTCTTATAAATCCTTGATAGAATCTAGTTTGGCTTTCGTCAACAATTTCTAAGTTTTCTAAACTTTCTCTGCTTTGGAATCCAATTGTATGTAAACCTGCTCTGTTTAATTCTTCATTATTAGTTGTTTTATCAACGTTAAGATATGTTGTTACGTCACTAGCTGATGTTTCAAAATTTGATACTATACCTTTATTAACACTAATTAAGTAACCATTAGCTTCTAATTTACCATTCCAATCATTAGTTCTTAGTAATGTTTGTTTTAATCTTGGTTGTCTAATAGCTAACGCTGGGTCATAAATTACATCTTTAAATGTTGTAATATTATCAAATATTGTAATATGTTCTATCTCTCTAGCATATAAATTTACAAAGTATATTGGTCTACCTTCATCTGATGTTACTTGAATTTGTGAGCCATCGCGAATAACTGTTGTTGTATTTGGATCAATTGGTTTACCTTGTTTATCTAAAATAGAATATGTGCTTCCAATAATATCTTCAACACTTGCAACAATACCTCTTAATGGTTTAAATTTAACTTTGTTTGCCGCAGGAGAAATCGCTAAAATACTTTCAACAGGCCAGTCACCTAATGTCCAGAATAAAAATTCTTTAGCAGAATATAACCAGTTATATGTTTCTTGTATATCGTTGTTTATTGAATCAAATATCCAACCTTGTGATTCTAAATATCTGCCATAGTTAACTATAAAATCAAATACTTCTTGTATTGTTGTAAATTCTTTACCATATTCATAATCTACAGTTTCTTGTCGTTTAACTGCTCTATGATATGTTGCAGTTGCTCCACCTTGCATTGGTGGTTTAGATATTGATACAAATTTAGTTATATCAAATGTATTTTTAGTAACGTGTGTTTCTTTGCATTTGTAATAAACCCCTTCATATAAAACATATTCATCAACTGAAAGAGTTTGATTTGGTTGGTAATAAGGAATATCAAGATATGAACCACCAACTTGTACTGGTGCATTTGGACCATTTGGGTCACTAATTGTACATCTAAAATAATTTTTACCAATGTCATATCCTTGTACAGACCAACCACGTACTGTTTTTTCAATTACAATAGCTGAATAACTTGAATTTTGTACAGATGGAGAAATGTGTAACAAGTGATTAATATTTGTATCAGGTATATAAATTCCTGTTCGTTTTGACGTTGGAGAATAAGCTTCAGCCTGTGCTTTGTATGAACCGTAATCAATAAATGCACCTTGTTTATGTGCTAACTGTGGAGTAATATTTCTTATTACACCACCATATAATATATCTGGTTTTTTGTTTTCGCTAATTAATCTTTCACTAACATAGTGTTGGTAACCAATACCAACAGCTATTGAGGCATTAGCAGTTTCTCTATGAACATACATATTATTAGTATGACGTTTACCAGTATTTTTGTCGTATTTTTGTAATTTGCTTATATTACTATTGTCAATGTTTAATGTATCAAACATTAGTTCAGTAAATTGTGTAGGTTTCATTACAAATAATGCTGATAAAAGTGCAAACGGCATAGAACTACTATTATAGAATGCTTTTTCTGCCGGAGCAATATCTCCTATACTCCAATGTAATAAAGCTTCAACTCTATTAGGAAGACCTGTACAAAGACCTATTTCTTTTGGACTTTGTAATCTACCATAAAGGTCTACAGGTGGATATAATTTAAACCCATCTCTACGATATATATTTTTTTGTTTTGTGTAAGATAAATCAGTAACGTTTTTTCTTTTACCTTCACGTATAATTCCGTTGTCAATGTCATCTAATAAGTTTTCTCTTTTATTTGTCTCAGTCCAAGAGTAGTTACTGTCCCACCAAGTAGGTTTCATACTAAAGCCTAACATTTCCCAAGGATGGGTATGTGGTCTATCAGTACCGTAAAATCTTTTGTATATTCCTCTCCAGTGGCCCCGTGTATCTGTATCTTTAATGTTTTTAATTGCAGACCAGTTCCAAGTTTTCCAATCTTGTTCATTAACACGAAGTGGTTCGTTTTTTTGCCAATCAACATCATTAAATGTCATCCAACGATAAATGTGTGATCTAAATATTTGATTAAATTCTAAATATGAATAATCTTTTATATTAAAATGATTACTAACTAATTGTTCATATGATAATGGAGCAATATAGTCTGGATCAACAAATCTTGTTTCAATATCATTAAAAATTCTTTTTTCAAGTTCTAGTAATACTCTATCCCTATCATCATTAAATTTTCTATTTAATGAACCATCGTGACCTTGAATAAATGTTGTTGGGCCTCTACTATAAGATAATGAATCAGTAACTTCACTTGGTGTAAAACATTGATAAAGACCAAGTTTTGATGGTGTAGGTGGAATGAACACAGGTTGTTTACTATCAAAATATTCTATTCTAACAATATCACCAACATCTGGTTTATTATTTCCTATAAAAATTATTCGAGTATCTACTTTATTAACAATTACATAATCGTGATTTATTAGCAACATTTTATCATTATTATAAACATATAATGATTTTGAATCTTTATCAGATATTGGATTATAAGAATAAGATATTGCTAATCCGCCAGCAGAAGAATCTATTAAGACATTTTGATAATCTTGTATCGTCCAATTTAAAGTATCTGATGTCCAGGTTTTATTTGTTGTTGTAATTGTTACATTAGAAACTTGTTTAGTATCACCAAATGAAAGCATTAAACTATATGCCCAATTCTCATTTGGTTTTTTATTAGTATTAATATCTAATAAAATAGTATCAACTAGTTTAGTATCAGTCCAAGATGAGACATCATTTTTTCTTGCTATATCTAATGTTTTGTGTAAAAGTTTATATTTAAATCTTACATAATCCGTTTCTGCTAATCTTATAGATTTAATAATATCTCTATCATTGCTGTTTACGTGTGATGCTAATTTTAAAAAAGGTGCATCGTGTTGTAAAATATTTTCACTTAATGATAAATCTTGTTTAGTGTCTCTGTAGTTGTTATTTCCTAAAGGCAATCCAGTAAGATTTTTTTGATTTGCAATACCACTTGAAAAATGATTTAATAAATCTCCATAATCGTATGTTGTAACATCTGAATTTAATGCATTATTAGTTAAATTTTTTGGTACTTCATAATAAGCTTTAGTTAAATCTCGTGTGTCAAAACTCGTAAACTTAATTAAAATATGATCTGTATCTATTGCTGGTGTTGTTAAGTGAATAAATTTATTACCTCGAATTGTATAATCTATATTTTGTAATTTTTCAACATTATTAATAAACACACGAACAGTATCATCACCAGCAATTATAGATTCAAGTAAAAATAAATCATTGCTAATTTCATCAGCTACATCAAATTCTTGCATTAAGCATTGTTTTGATTTAGTAATAACAGGCGCCCATTCGTTATTATAGTTAATAATTGTACCATCAGATAAAACACTAACATTGTTATCAACAACTCTTATACCACCGCCCATATTAGTATGATTTTTACAATAATAATATAATTGATCTGGAGTACTTGCTGTTGGTTTAAATTCAATTTTTCTTTTTGTTATTGTTTCATCATCATAAGTTGCACTATGGAATACTGTTTCAGTTACTCCAATATTATTATGAAAATATTTTACATCAGTATTATATGAAACGCCACTTGCGTGAGAACCATTTTTTGTAATACTCATTAAGAACGGATGATATGCGTCTGAGTATCCTCGCGATGTAACCGAACTATCATCTAGATTAAAGATATAGTTGTTTCCTCTAATTAAAATTAGATTTTCTTGTTCGATTTCATCTATATAAAATTTGTTTCCTGTTGTAGTGTCACTTGCAGGTTGTACAATAATTTTATATTCAAATGTATCTTGTAATATATTTTTATAATTATATTGTTTATAATATTTGAAACCATCTTTACCATTAGCTTCACTGTTTAAATAATTTTTAAATTGAATCGTACTAAGACTAGTATAATCAGTATAAGTTAATGGAAAGCCTAAATCTGCGTCGTTAGTTCCAGTACCGATAGTATAGCCAAACAATTCATTTCCTGTAAATGTTGATGAACTATAAACACTAGTATTTCCTAATTCAATGCCATCGGTGTCATATAAATTAAATTTAGGTGCTTGATTCATTCCTATTTTTTGTTGTGCTAGTTTCCATTGATAGCCTGTCCAGTAGTATTCTTTACCAGCATTAATTTTCCCTAATCTAATTGTAATTTTATCGTTATCTTTTATTTGAAGATTTGAAACTTTTGTTAAAGTTATTGATGACCCAACACCACTTACTTCCCAAACAGATCCAGAAACATCAAAGTCTGCACCTTTAATATCCCAACCAGTATCTGGTATACCATCACCGTCTTTGTCATAATCCCAAGGATCAGCATTAGCGTCCCAATTAACGAATTCAGTTTCAAAGTTTGGGTTTATAAATAAAATTTTAAATCCATCAACTAATACAATATCATCAACTCTATATGTTGATGTGCCTTCTATATCATTAACAGTTACAGCTGATTCAAGAACATCAACAGTAGTAACGTGGTCTGAACCATAAGAGTATAATTCAATATCTTTATTAAATTCTATAATTGGTTTTTGTCCTTTTCTAGATTGTTCTAATTGGAACGTTGTTTCTTGTAAAAGAGTAGTAGAATCAAAATAACCACCATCCCAACCTCGAATATCAGTTGTTATTGAATCATATGGATGATATACTTCGACTTCTTCTTGAAAAGTTCTGTAGTCAGTAATATTATCTTTGTGTACCCAACCATTAGTTCTTGACCAAGGGTTTTTATCTGTACATCCTCTATTAATTGTAATGTAATCAGGGACGGCAACATCAGGAATAGTATCCCAACGTTCAGCATCAAATCCTGTAATTGTACTTGTTAGTCCTACTGTATCTGCTCTATCCCACGGTATAAATGTATCACTTAAAAATAATTCTGTTTCAACGTCCGACGTTTCAATTAATGAGATACCTTCTTTCGAACCTACACCCTCAACAAAATAATCTTTATCTTTATAATCTGTGTTGACTAGGGATGTATTACTAAATTGTATTAACATACCAGAGCTGAGTGTTACACCATTGGGAGAAGTATAAGATTTTGAACCAATAATATTGTTAGGATCAACTCTATGATTGACAGTAATTGCATCTCCAGTCACAATGTTAATTGAACTGTTAGCAAATGATAAATTTAAACCTGTCGATTCATAATCTGCTGTTGCTACACCGTTAACTTCTACAATGTCGTTGGTAACAATTGAATATGTTAATGTAAATGTATTTGAGTTAGCAACTGACACAAGTAACTCAACATTACCTCCTATAACAATAGCAGGCACGTTTAAGTCTAAACTTGGGTACCAATAGTAGTTTTCATAATTTAAAAACTTATCATAATCTATTGGTGCTGAAAATGTATAATATTTTTGTTCAAATAATCTATTTTGATTAATTGTTTTTCCATTTTCACTATCTATATAATTTAATATTTCGTTATAAAAAACTGAATCTCTTATTTCTTTACTATCAGGATCTTTAATAACACCAGCTGGTTCTAATTGATATGTTTTTCTATTTTTAACTGCTTCAGTTTTATAATTGTCTTTAAATGGCCTATAGTATACATTAGATTTCCTACCAATGTATTCTGTAACTCTAATATCGTTAGCTTTACTAAATGCTTGTTCAACAGTTCCGTCAAAGAAGTTTTTTAGTTTTTCTGTATGAAAAACTTCTGGTAAAAAACTTATAGCTTTTGCTTTATCGTCAGTTGTTGAAACCGACCCGCTTATGCTTGAGTTTGATTTAGATGAATTGAATTTAATTTCATCATCGTAAGCCATTTATTAATTTCCTCCAGTTGACCTTAAATTTGCACCTGTTAGGCCTGAAACAATTTCAACATCATCTACTGATGCAGTTGAAAAGAACAATTCATTACTTGCGGCTTTAATTTGAAATAAGTCACCAAATTTTGATTCAGCATCTGTTGGCACAATAACAACTGAAGAAATCTGTGTTGATAATTGTCTATGTATAAATGCGCCTAGTTCACTGTAATAAAAAGTATCTCCAAAGTCCCAATTTGTAATGCTAAAATAGGCATTAATTGCTTTAATTACTTCTGTTTTAATTTCATTATCTGTATAAGTTGAGCCTAGTACTTTAACAACTCTAAAAATAGCTTGATTAACTTCGTTAGCAGTACTACCAAATAATAATTTAAATGAAGCTGATGTATATACAAGTTGATCACTAATTGATTTATATTTTTCTAAATCAATTAAATTATTTTTAATTTCTTGTGATGTTGGTGCTATTGGAAATGCAGTTAACATTCCACCGGATGTAAACCAGTCAAACACATTTGTATAATAGTCTGTCTGTAAAATAATTAATTCCATAATATTCGATACACTAGGATCGATTCTTTGATTTCGTGGTGCAGAATGTTTATATTGGAAGTAAAATTTATTTGTACTGTTAAATGCTCTGCCAATATATGATTTATAAATTGCAGTTCCGCTTACACCATATCTTGTTGTATATGAGTTAGCAGAACCGTTAGTTAATTTAGTTCCATTTAGATAAAAATAATTATCGGTAGTTAAGTATTCTAAACCATTACTAGTTAACGAACTAACAGCCGTTACACCTGTTGTTGTTTTATAATATGTGTATCCATCATAATCGTCATAACTTACAAAGAAAATATTAGTTGTATTATCAATGACATCTTCGTGGGCCACTGGATTGTCTGGCATACCATCGTCGTCTGAATCAATATTTGTAATTTTTACTTTTTTAGTGTCGACATATCCATCTGTTTCAATGTAACTATCAGTAATACTTAATGTTACTTTGTTTGTCAGTTTAGTTGTACTTGAAGGGTTAGTTAATACTGAAACGTCTTTATTAATATCTAAAAGTTGTATAGTATCTTTTACAGCCTTTCCGGTTGCACTATCAATATTTTTATATTCTGGAACATAATAGAACCTAACTTCTTGATCACTTTCAAATACATAATCTAATCCTCTAATTTTAAATTCGTATTTTGGATTACTTGCTGAGTCTGTAGCTGGAATATAATTTGCATATACTAACCAAGATGTATCACCAGCTAGTACCGTTGATCCACCGTGTGATTGATTGTTTATTATATCAAAATCGTTTGTAGTGTTTATATAATCTTCACTAACCAAATACCATTTTTCAGATTTTGTGCTTGAATCTCTATAGTGATAGCCAATACCAAAGTCAACACCTTTTTCCATTTCAGTTTGTATTAATGATTTTTCTGATACATTAAGTTTTGTTCTTAAATTTGGAAGAACTTTTCTTAACTTCATACCAGCAGTAATTGATTCATCTAATGTAATTGATCCAGTAGTATCTGATGAAAGCATAGCGCCGTCATTATGTATGCTTACTACAGTTGTCCATTTAATTATAGTTGGCGTTGTATAATCGTCAACAAATTCTAATTTTGTTCCTGGTCTAATAAAACCAAGTTTTTCATCCGAGTCTTTTGGATTATTATAAATTGTTATAGCATTTGATGTATCAGATAAATTACCTATGTAAAAATATCCACTAGAGCCTGCACCTGCTAAAGGATATGGTTTCCATAATACTTTATTTGTTGACACTAGCGTCATAATAAATTGATTGCTATCGTGTGATGTTTCGACAGCAGTTTTATATGTATCAAAATAAAAATTTTGTAAATGTATTTTTTTCATTAATGGTGCTAGTACGTTGTCAATAATATATGTATAACTTGTAGTATCTATAATAGTACCTGTAATTTCTTCAGTGCTTAAAGTGAAGTTTGGATTTTTATATAAAACACCATCTTCTCCAAATACATTCACACTTTTAACTGTGCCTGTTGGGTCATTAACATCAATATATCTTGAATGGCCAATATGTGTTTTATTCAATGCTTTCATTTTTTGTATAGCAGTTGATTGTGTTAATGGAAAAATATTATAGTCTTCTGCATTAACCATTCTATCTTGTGTATAAAAAGATTTTGGTGCATTGTTTTTAATATCAGTATCTGTTTCTGCCGCCTGTGAATTTGTAATTGTATTTGTTAAAGTTAAAGATATAGTCGCAGTATATTCTTGTCCTTGTGCATTAAAATATTTAATTGTAATTTCTCTATTTTTTATTCTATCTTTTTTAATGATTTGGCCGTGTCCTGTACTTCTTCTGTAATAAATTCTAAATTGACCTTTTGGTGCGTTACCAAAATTTCCATCACTAAACAATATAGATATTTGATCGTTATTTCTTGATTGTATAGAAAATATATCTCTAGTGTTTAATGCTAAACTGTTATAAATTGTGTTTTGACCAAATAAACCAGGAACTGCTTCCCATTTCTCTGTAGGTACACCGTTTGAATTAATTTTTTGTACCCAAACATCTAAGTCATTTATGTTTGTAAGCTCTAAGTCGACAGTTCTATTTGGTAATGGATTTGTAAATGTATAATCTTGAAAACCTAATTCGCCTTCTTTGAAATACATAAAAAATCCTGTATCACCACTAGAAAAACCTTGATTATCATTTCTATAAACAAAGTTATATGCTTCTGATGTGTCAGGTGCTCTTTCATAAAGATATCCATTAGTATGAATATCTGCTTTTCCAACATCAATAGATGTATTAAGTCCATCTATAGTTTCTGAAAAGTTTTTAACAGCCGATTGTGCTGATGTTGAGTTTAAATTGTAAATTTCAGTTTTAACAGAACTTATTGTAGCTGATTTAGTTGGAGTCCCGAATCGATTTGTTGAATTAAAAATTGAATTACAAATTGTTAACCATTGGTCGTACCAATCAGAATTATTTGCATCGTTCCAATTAATATATGCATTAGTAAGTTCACTTCCTGCAGAATCTTCTAAAGGTTCATTAGTTTTAATTTTTGTAACTTTTAAAAGACCCCTTGCTGGTATATTTCTTTTGGGTCTATAATTGATTAGTTTTGCTAATCTAATTATTGAATCTCGTCTTTCAGCTGTATCTAAAAAATTTTCTCTCGAGTTCAAGTCTGTTCTAAATGCTAAACTTTGACCTAGGAACGCAAGTAAATCAATAATAGCGATAAATTCACTTGATGCTATGTAATCATTAAAATCTTCAGGGTAATTTATTTGGATATAATTTAGCATTGAATCACGAATTGCATCGTAATCATATGCTGTAAAATCTGCCTGTGAAAATGTTCTATAAATTGTTTGCCAATTTTCAGCTGAAAATAAATTATTTTGTCTAACTATCTGGCTCATTAAAATGTATCTCTTTCAAAATCTAATTGTAGGTTAATTTTTTTATTAAATGGCATAGCAGTCATTAAAATTTCTATTGTTACACCATTATCATATTCCTCTATATTTGTAGTTACTAATCTTACTCTTGGATCAGAGTTAATAATTCTTTGACAATCAGTAACAATATCTTCTTTAGTTGATTCATCTAATGGTTCGTATAATAAGTCCCATATAACTGAGCCAAACTCAGGATTCATAACCCTTTCACCTTTTCTAGTATAAAAGTGGTTTAATAAATCTTGTTTGATTATATCCATATCATACAACTGATTTGACTTGACTCCAGCTACAGTACTAAATCCTTTATAAGTCGCACCATTGCTACTAGACCCACTAAACGTGGATATTGCCATATTACTATTATTTGAATCTGTGTATGCCATAATAATCTTCTTCTCTATATGATATTTATAGTGGATTTTAAATACTACTATAATTATGATATGTTTTAGTTAAAATGCGTAAATTGACGAGAAACTAAATATAGTTGTATATAATATCGTGTAACATTTTGGGCGAATAATAATATGAAAAAATATGAGAATTGGGGTGCTGATGACAGAATTGATGTAGCCCTATTAGATAATGACGTACACTATTTGTCAGGTGAAATTGATGATGAAAATATAGCGAGAGCTATTAAATGGATTGTGTCAGCTAACTTCAATAAAAAACCCAAACGAACTTTGCAATTATACATTAACTCTACTGGTGGAGATCTTTACGAAACATTTGCCCTAATTGACGTGATGAAGAAAAGTAATCACGATATCTCCACTATAGGAGTTGGTGCTGTAATGAGTGCGGCATTTTTAATTTTTGCAAGTGGAAAACAAGGTAAAAGATATATTGGTAAAAATGCTGGAATAATGAATCACCAACACTCTGATGCCATAGAATCTAAAATGCACGATATGAAATCTCAAATGAAAGAAAATCAAAATTGCGAAGAAAGATGTTTCCAATTACTAAAAGAAGCAACTGGAGGTACAATGAGTATGGTTAAACAGAAATTGGATTCTCCAAGTGATCAGTATTTTACAGCAAAACAATTGATTGACCTTAAGATAGCAGATCATATATTATAATAATAATAATATGAAAAATTTTTATAAGCGAATAGCTAACTTTATTGTTGGATATCTTAGATTAGATCTTCAGCTACACTTCTTATGGTCATTTGTATTAACATTGTTTGCAGTTATATGGTGGCCAATGTTATACTCAGGTCTAATAGCAACTATAGTTAAAGAAGCACTAGACTGGTGGAGCAAAGGTAAATGGAGCTGGGATGATTTTTGGTTCGGCCTTGCAGGCTGGCTGTTAGCATTATATCTTGTTTACGAGTACCAAGGCGCACTCCCGGTGTATGTTTGGTAATATTACAACTAAAAACTGTATTGACAAGATAATGGAAATGTTATACAATAAAGATAACAAGGAGGCAATTTATGCCAACAAAGAAAAAGAAAAAGAAAGCTAAAAGAAAAGCTACAAAGAAAGCTACAAGAAAAGTAGCTACAAGAACAAAAAAGAGAGTAACAAAGAAAAAAACAAAGAAGACTACTACTTCTCGTAAAAAAAGAAAAGCAACAAAGAAAAAGAAACGAACATAGTAGAATATGTTAACTTATAGCAATATGTAAATGCGTAAGAAATTTCTTAACATTGTTTATACGTTAGCAGGGATGTTAGCGGTGGCTGTCGTAGCCGTAATATTGTTTTGGTATGGAGCCACCCAAATCCTTATCTATTTTGGAATATAATGACATTAGTAGTATTTGTAACTTGTTTTATATTGATAGTCCTATTAACAGGGTTTCCACCTAATGCGTAAAAAGAAGCGAAAAAAAAATGATGATAAGCTATTAGTTAGATGGGTTGGTACAAAACGAAGTATAAAGAAAGCACGACTAGTATTTGCTGACTATGTAGCACGAGCCATCTTAAGAGAATCATTAGAGGAAAAGAACATCAATAGTATCAAAGGACTCGTCATTAAGAAGTTAAGAACCTTGAGAAAAACAGCACTACGAATTTAATTAAGGAAAAATTGGATAAAATTGGGTAAATAAGATCATTTTCCAGGTTGACATATCCAATCTTCTAGTATACTATAATAATATTATGTTTAAAACTATAGCATATAAATTAGCTAATTTAATCGGAGGTAACATTAAAATGGCGAACAAGAAACAATACGTAGTATATACAAGAGAATTCATCAAAGGAAACGTGAAAAACAAAATTGGCGTTTTTCTAGATGAAGCTAAAAATACTCTTGATACAAACGGTGACGTTAATGGTGGTGTAATTAAGTATAAAAACTTAAAAATGAAAAGATCTACACCAACAACTAACTTGATGGGTAAAGGTTATGATTTCTCGGTAAGAGTAATTGGAACTGGAAACTATGAAGTTGCAAAAGGAATGAAAAATTCTGTTATTAGTCTTTTACAAGACAATGGCAAAACTTTAATTAATAAAGTTGCGTAATTAGAACTTTAACGTTGTTAGACACTAAAGGGCGGGTTTACTCGCCCTTTTTTTATGGATATCCACAAAATTCTATCAAGATAATCTTTGTTTTATGTAGTTAAACCAAATATGACGTTTTAATAGGTTGTATTTGATCGTTAAATTAGTTTAAAGTATTATTAACCATTAAACATAACAACTTAATAACTTATATAAAAGGAGGAAGTTATGGATATTATTAATAAGATTAAATCGTGGGCCTCATCATTAACTGATGTTGGCGTAACTTTAATTGCTCTAGGCATCGTTCTAGAAGTACTATTTGGAGGTCAAAGTATTCCGTTCTGGCCTAATATTTCTGTGATAGGTAATGTTCAATCAATTGTTAGTGGCTTTAGTGATCAAGGATTGCTTGGCTTGGTAGCTGTTTGGGTATTATATCACATTTATAAAAGTAAATAATCGATATAAACGTAATTTTTAATTAGGGGCGGCAAAGCTTTGTCTTAATCGCCCTTAATTTAAACGTCAATTCCAACTTTAAAGTTTATAAAATCAGATACAGTTTTTGTAATAGTTTTTGTGATTGGCGGATGAATATCTTGAGGTTTGTGCTTCTTTAAAAATTCTTTAGCTATTAAGTTTGGTAATACAATATTTTTTTGTACTTCTTCATTAACTAAAATTAAATCATCAAATGCTTTTTTTTGATCAGGCTTNGAAAGGTCTAAATTTGAAATAAAATCTAAGTTCGTTTTGAGTATAGTTTTAATTTGAGTTGTTATTTCTTTTAATTCATCACTTACACCACTCACAGTTTCATTAACTAAAGATGTATATGTTTCTTGTACTATATCATCAACTTGTTTACTGACAGCATTTTCTATAGCTTTTATTTCACTTTCGGCAACTGCATTAGTTTTATCGTATGTATCTTTTGCTTCAGCTATTTGTGTTTCAGTAATACTATTATCAATTACTGTTGCATTTTCAATTGATATTACTTCGTGGCCAGGATCAGGTTCACGTGTTGTATATCTAGTTAATATTGATGTCATATTTGGTTCAGTTTTTCTTGGAGAATATATAGGATTTGTTGCAGTTCTTTCTTCAAGTACATTAGTATATAACATTCCTTCCATAGCAGTAAGTTCTGTTGCTTTACTTGCCGCTGGTCCATTCATATGAATTACTGATGCAGTTTCATAGTGGCCGCCTGCCGCATTAATATTTGATACACCCCCGGCAGTTAAATTATTATCAACTGTCGAGTATACGTTTGTTGTTTGTAATGTAGTTAAATCTGTGCCGCCTGTAGATATAAGTTTAAATTTACCAGACACATCAAAGAATACATCTCCTTTTATATCATCTAAAGCTACTGTTGATTTAGGTTGATCTGAATCTGTAGCAGGAGGTAGGTTTTGTTCTGTATGATGCGTTTTAATATTAATATGTCTTCCCGATTCAATATTAATATCTCTGTCAGCTCTAATGTTGAAGTCTTTTTCACTTCTCATTGATATTGAATCAGCACCCCATAATTCTATTTTACCTTCAGCAGTTAATTCAACCCAGGCTGTTCCGCTTGTATTTGTTACATAAACAGTACTAGTTGTATCATCCATTAATACTTGAGCACCGCCGGCTGTTCTAAATCTCATATGACTACCACCGGATTTATCATCCATAATAAATTGGTGTCCACCTGGTGTTAATATACCAAATACGTTACTAGGTGATTCACGTCTAGCACTAGAATCTGATAAACCTCTTATATTATCGTTTTCTAAGCCTTGTACTAATAGTCTATCATAAAAAGGTGTATGGGGTGGTCGTCTAACATTGTCTGATGTTCCTTTAGATAAATGATCAGGCATTTTTGATTTATCTAATTTTTCAAAAATGTTCATATTTTCAGCTTCAGATGAAACTCTATTAACTTCTGCTACTGGAACTGTTGGTGCATTTGCTACAGTTGTTTTACCTTTAGCAATACCAGGAATCATATGGTTTATGCCAGGTTGGAATATACAACCTAAACACACACCGTTATTTTCTTTTCCATTAACAAACGCAACAACAACAAGGTTTCCTATATCAGGTGGAATCATCCACATTCCATAACTTGTTTGTGTCGCCGCAAATTTATTTTCGTTTTCAGTATCAGCACTTTTTATTAATGAACTAGGGTTAGTTGCACCACCAAATGGTGATGTCCATAAGACTGTTCTCCAATTGTTTGGATCAGTTTTTACTCCTTGGCTTCCTTGAATATAAACTTTTAATCTTCCAAGTCTAGCATAATCGACATTATCCATTACTTCAGCTAATTGTACAGATGTTGTACTACCACCTTTAACGTGGAGACCTGCATACTTGTTAAATGCTGTAATTGATGATCGATTTTTTCCTGCCATTGCTTATTTTCCATCTCCATCTACATTTCTTACTGTATATGGATCCCCTTGTAAATATTTTTTCATATCTGCCCATTCTTTACCTGAAACACTACCATCCTTATTATAATCAAATTTGATTTTATTGTCTGGATTAAAAATTCCTTTTTTACCTAGAGGACTATTATTTTGAGCATTTTTTAAAACTTCTACAACCTCTTCTTTAAATAATTCTGGGTGAAGTTTTTTATATTGATAATCTTTATACCATAAGTCGACAAATTCTTTATTCAAGTTTCCTTTATCAATCTCTTTTTGTATAATTGCTTTATTAACTTCTGTCTGATCGTGCGGCTTTCCAGTTATTACTGGTTTTTTATCATTTCCCTTTTTCTCAAAATTAAATAAACCGTCTTTGATTGATGTATCTTGTCTTTTTGCTTTTTTAGTTATATCGCCGGCGACTAGTAATGATAAATCCGTAACAGCATCTCTAACCATATGTAGTGTTTGAGTAAATTGGCCATCATTAAACTTATGTTCAACTTTCCATACCCTATATATAGCAGTTAAAAATTCATTGCTTCTTTCAGCTAGGGTTGGTTGATATCCTGAGTCCGCATCTTTTTCTGCTGGAACCATAGAACAAAATAATATACAATTTTCTGTCTTCCAATCAACTTCATTAGGATGGTCGTCATCGTCTAAATTCTCTGGAGCTGTTGATTTATGAGAATATGCCGGGTGGTCTAACCAATATGGGTCGCCAATAATATCCATTGTTACTTTAACCATTTCAGCCGAACCAACTTTAGCATTTCTTAATATTGTATTAAATCCTGATCCATCAGCTGATGATACTTCTATCATACCTTCTTGGCTCGGGTCAACATATTTTTCATAAAATTGTATAGGAAATTGAGTGCCACCTTTATCTGTTTTTAATGCATCTGCATACATTTCATCGGGTATAGTTTCAGCTAATATATTTTGTGCACCAAGTCTTGATTTATTTTTATCTTTTGTTTGTGGTAATGCCCAACCGTATACTGGGTGTTTTGTGTAAGAATCTAAAGCATTTAATTTTGGTGATTTTTTATCGAAAACTATAGGATGGTAATTCTCTGCTTCTTGATCTCCTAGATGTTCATAATTTTTATAACTTTGATTATACTCTTTTACTAAGGCATTGTAAGCTTCTAGAGTATTATTATCAGGTTCAACGCCTCCAGTATCATATAATTCTTTAACATTTTTTAGATTTCTTTCTTGCATAATTGTGATCCAATATTTTTCGCCTGTAGTTAATATTCCATCACTAGCATATTCATTAAATTTTGTATTTGCTTCGACTCCAGCTTCTGTTGCCATTTTAATACGATCTTGACTTGACCCAATTGTTTTAATAATAGTTTGAAAAGCTTCTGAATATTTGTTAAATAAACCAACCATTGTATCCAAACCATAAACATATTGATAATTGTAATTAATATTAAAGTTTGTTACGTCAAGATTCATACCAGTATTAAAGTAATCATATCTCTTAACTAATATTTTTCTTTGCATCATTGCGTCAACACGTTTTTTAGTGTATGCTGGTTTTTTCTCAAATTCTTTTCTAACTGCCGCTGTTATTGAAATAAATGGAGTAATTGTTATAGTATAAACAAATTTTCTTGCATAATCTCTTCTTAATGGATCGTAAGCAATTAATTCGTTATGTGTTGAGATTGTAAACAAATATTTTTCCAATTCTAAGTCGTCAATCTCTTTTTTAATCCAGGTAGTAGACATTATTTTGTTTCTAGTAGCTAATATTTTTCTTTGCATTACTTCATTACGAGATAAAAATCTTTCTAATACTTGAACGATTGATGTATTTTTTTCAATTTCTGCTTTTAATAAACCACCTAGACCTACATTCACTGGATTATTTCTTGAACCTTCATCATCCATTACTTTAGCACTTTTTAATTCGTCTACTGATAAGTCAGAGTTTTCAGTAGTATCAATTCTAAATTGATATTGATCTAATATTGCTTTAGTAGAACCAAGTTTATGTCTTTCTTGTTTATTAACTTCTTTTTCAAATACTTTTAAAAAATCACTAAAAGTTAAAAAATCTTCTAAACTTGTTTTTTGTACTAATGAATGGTCGTCTGCATTATTTAAATCACCTGCTCTAATACCTTCAATTTGATAATTTGCTGAACCAACGTCAATATTATAGATTATATTTTTTATGTAAACACAATATAATCTTCTAGTACCCGGTATTTCAACTTCAATTTCACCATCGGCCTTTCTACCTTTTAATAATACTTGTAAAAAGAAAGGATGTGAATAGTGATTTTTAACATTAAGTATTGCCGCTGATTTATAAATGTTTGCAATTAAACTAACACCAAGTGGTTGTACAACATTCATTCTCCATTTAGTTGAGAATGCTGTATCTGTAATTGTGTTTGGAGATGTTATACCTTCAATATGCAACTCCGTCATTGACGTCACAGTTGATGCTGTTTCTATTAAGCAAATTACACCGCCTTTAAATATACTAGAATTAATCGAATTAATTTCAGCGGCATTCTCGAGACTTTTCTCTTCTCTTTGCCAGGCTTTTGTGTCAACAGTATTAGCTAAATGTAAAGAAATGTCATATGATATTCTTTCATAGCTATGGACTGGGTTTTCTTTAAATGCACCCTTTTCTATAACATTCCAAAGCTTCTCATCATTACCACCGGTAGCATTTTTTAATTTAGATCCTTCTGATCTATTTTTGGCCGCTATATTTTCGGCAATAGAAGCATCTCCTGTATTTGGATCTTGAGTAATTCCACCTCCGTAAAACCTTCTAGTAATGTCGTCTTGAATTGCCATTTTTTATTGTAATAAAGTTGCTACAGATGATTTTTGTGGAATCCTAATCATTAATCCAGCACGAAAATCATTAATTGGATCTTGTATCAAATTCATATTCCTTTTTGTAAATATCCACCATAATTTTGTACTGCCATATACTTCATTTGCTAATAAGTCTGGTCTTCGATCATACTTGTTTTCAATTGTATAATATTCATCATTGTCTGATGATGGTATTGTCGGCAAATCTAAAACATCTAAATAGTCGCCAATTATTTGTGTTCTAAAATATGGTGAGCTTTTATCTCTAGCCATTATATAATTCCTTCGTTTGTATCATTAATATATTGACCACTTTTAAATTTTTCCAAATTAAATTCATCACGCATTTTAGCTGGTGTCGGTGCGTAGACTAATTCTATGAACATAGCTATTGCCGCCGGCACATAACTTCTTGCCATATGACTTTCAAGTTCAGAGGCATAACCCGGAGCTGATAATCCTTCTGATGGTTCTGCCATTATATCTTGTCTAAACGCATCCTGTGAATATATTCCATAATTTGGATCTTGAATTAGGTCGCCGTGTTCATCTAGTCCAGGATCAGTTCCACAAGAAATGTAATCAACATCTTGGTCTAAACCAAAGCTTACGTTTCTAATAAGCATTGGTACTTTTTGATACATATATGGACCATATGCACTAAACAATAGTGTTGGTGGATTTATACCTCTTAATTCACCATTTTGTCTACCATAATAGTTCATAGTACAACCTCTTAAAAAATGTAATACAGCTAATACATACCTTGCTTCTGCTTGGTTTTGTGCTGTCCAGTTTGTTGTTACAGATAACATAGGAGAGCTTCTTTTAGCAAAAGCAAAGTAATCAAAGTTAGTTTGAGGTAGTGAATATTGTGAATATTCAACTGACGTGTGAGTTACTTGAATCGCTGGTGTGTATGGTATTAACATACCATTAGTTGACCATAATGGAGCAACAACGTTAGTTCGAGGGTTTTTAGACCCATATAAAAGCTCTTTAGCTTTTCTGCTGGCCTTTGCTTGTATACGAGCTCTGAAATCGTGTTTGACTGTCATAGTAATATTTATAGTGATAATTAAATATAGCTTTATTGATTTTTTAGGTTGCAAATAGGTTGACTATTTTCCATAACCACCGTATATTAAAATAATGAAACGTGTAAATTATCTAAATAATAAAGACATATTGAAGGAAATCCATAAAAGTAAAAGTAGTTATTGTTACTATGTGGATCCTATATATGCTAATTTTGATTTGATTCTGGTTGACCCAGTTGGACCCGGCCCAGATACTATAGGAAAAATGAATAAAACTAAACTATTACAATCTAGAAAAAATAGGGCAGGTCGACTTACTAAACTTAAAGCTGATGAATTAAATTTATCACGTGGCCGCATACCAGAAGTTCAAGTTAAATTAAGAGATGTTAAACCTGAAGATGTTGTTATTAGAACATATACATTTGATCATATACCTGATGATCCAGGTAGAAAAGCTAAACCAAAAACAGTTGCAGATACTAAAGTTAAATTAAATTTTATTCCTTTCAAACATTATGTTTTAAAAGATGACGTTTGGACTGAAGTAGGCAGAAGTCATTGGGTTAATGGATTAGAAAATGGACACTTTAGTTTAGAACACGGCAAGATGACAAATAAACTAGCACTTATGTTTATGAAACTTTGTGAAAGATATGGATCTCGTGGTAACTGGCGTGGTTATACTTATAATGATGAAATGAGATCACAAGCACTTTTACAATTATCACAAATTGGTTTACAGTTTGATGAAAACAAATCAGAAAATCCCTTTGCATATTATACTGCGGCAATTACTAATTCATTTACACGAATTTTAAATGTAGAAAAGAAACATCAAAGTTTACGAGACGATATTTTACAAGCACACGGACAAAAACCTTCCTTTACTCGACAAATGGAAAATGAAAACAAAGCATTAGGCGGAGAAGAACTGATGATACCACCGGCCGCTAATCGTGGCGGTTGGAAATCCAAGAAATTTGTTGACAAAAAATCAAAAAAGTAATACAATTTATAATTGTTTGAGATAGAAATTTATGTTTAAAAAAGCGGCGTGTTTTACGGATATTCACTTTGGCTTAAAAAATAACAGTCGTCAGCACAACAACGATTGTGAAAATTTTGTCAAGTGGTTTATAGAAGGAGCTAAGAGGTTTGGAGCAGAAACCTGCATCTTCTTAGGAGATTGGCATCACCATAGATCATCGATTAATATTAGCACACTCAATTATTCCATCTCAAATCTCAAACGTCTGAGTGATAATTTTGATCAAGTATATTTCATAATTGGTAATCACGATTTATTTTATCGTGATAAACGTGAAATATCATCTGTGGTGTTTGCCAGTGAAATTCCAAAAATTAAAGTAGTGAATGACATCTTAATAAAAGATGATGTTGCTATTGTTCCTTGGTTAATAGGGAACGAATGGAAAAAGATACAAAAAATAAAAGTCAAATATATGTTTGGACATTTTGAATTACCAAATTTTAAAATGAATGCTATGATAGAAATGCCAGATCACGGAGAAATACAGGCTAGTCATTTTAGTAATGTTGAAAAAGTGTTTACTGGACATTTTCATAAACGTCAACACCAAGGAAATATATCTTATATTGGAAATCCATTTGCTCACAACTATGCAGATGCTTGGGATAATGATCGTGGATGTATGTTTCTTGAATGGGGGAAAGAACCACAATATAAAATTTGGGCAGATGGTCCAAAATATAGAATTATACCATTAAGTAAATTATTAGAAGCACCAGATGATTTTTTGGAGCCAGAAGTTAATGTTAGAGTTAAAATTGATATGGACATTAGTTATGAAGAAGCAAATTTTATAAAAGAAAACTTTCAAAATACGTATCAATTAAGAGAAATATCTCTGTTGCCGTATAAGGAATTAGAAGATGAGTTAGAATTCCAAGGTGAAATATCATTTAAATCAGTTGATGAAATTGTATTAGATCAGCTTAAAAAAGTAGATAGTGAGAGCTTTGATAATAATGTGTTAATAGAAATTTATAATAGATTATGATAAAATTAAAAAGCTTAACAATTAAAAACTTTATGAGTGTCGGTGCCGCCACGCAGGTTGTTAAACTAGATCAACCTGGTCTTACTCTTGTATTAGGTAATAATATAGATTTAGGTAGTGAAGGTTCGCGAAATGGAACTGGTAAGACTACTATTCTTAATGCGTTAAGTTTTGCATTATTTGGTGATGCTATAACAAACATTAGACGTGATAATTTAATTAATAAAACCAATCAAAAAAATATGAACGTTACTTGTGAGTTTGAAGTAAATGGACATAATTATAGAATTGAACGAGGTCGTAAACCGAATCATTTTAAGTTTATATGTGATGACCTTGTAGTAAACGAAAAGGATACTGACGAAGCTCAAGGAGAAAATCGTTTAACACAAGATGAAATCAATCGTATATTCGGAATGAGTTATGGGTTATTCAAACACCTAGTTGCACTTAATACTTACAATCAGCCGTTTTTAGCAATGAAGCCGACTGAACAAAGAGAGCTAATTGAAGAGCTTTTAGGTATTACACAGTTAAGTGATAAAGCAAATAGGCTTAAAGAACAAATACGTTTAACTAAAGCAGATATTGTTGGTGAAGAAGCTAGAATAGATGCAGTTAAAAAGAGCAATGAACGTATTGAAGATACTATTAGAAAGTTTAAAATTAAAAGCCAGGCCTGGCAAGATGCACAAGAAAAGCAAATTAAACAACTTAATGAAGCTATTATTGAATTACAGCAAACTGATATTGAAAAAGAAATAGAACAGCACAGAGCATTAACATTATGGAAAGAGCAATCACAAGAGCTTACTACATTTAATAAGCAATTAGATTATGATATACGTGAAGAGCAAGAGTTAACTAACGCACTTAAGGTATTGACGTCTGAATTAGCGGATCTGGAAGGGGAAGTTTGCCCTACTTGTAAACAAAGTATGCACGACGTCAAGGACCACGAAAAAATCGTAGCAAATACAAAAAATAATATAACGCATACAGAAGAAAAACACATACACATACAAAAAAATATGACACATACAAAAAATCGCATACAAAAGTTAGGCGAAATAGGACCTGTGCCAATAACTTACTATGAAGATATAGATAAAGCATACGGACATAAACAGAATTTAAGTTCATTACAACAAGATTACGATAGACTTAATAAAGAAGAAAATCCTCATATTGAACAAATAGATACTTTACAAAATAAAAACATCGAAAAAGTAGATTACACTTTTATGAATAATTTAACTAAACTTAAAGAACATCAAGAATTTTTATATAGATTATTAACTAATAAAGATTCATTTATTAGAAAGAAAATTATAGATCAAAATTTAAATTATTTAAATTCAAGACTTAATACATATCTTACAGATTTAGGGTTACCACACGAAGTGGTTTTCCAAAGTGATTTAGGTGTAGAAATTACTGAATTGGGTAGAGAATTAGATTTTGATAATTTAAGTAGAGGAGAAAGAAATAGATTAATACTTGGATTAAGTTGGGCATTTAGAGATATATATGAATCTACAAATACACCAATTAATTTATTGTTTATTGACGAGCTTATTGATAGTGGTATGGATACACAAGGTGTTGAGCAGTCTATGGTAATATTGAAAAAATTAACAAGAGAGAGAAAAAAGAATGTTTTCTTAATTTCGCATAGAGATGAGTTAGCTGGCAGGGTTAATTCAATTATGCACGTTGTAAAGGAAAACGGATTTACGTCATTTGGCGATGATTTTGAAGTCGTATCTATGCATTAATACGCATATAAGCGATATCGCTTACCAGCATATATAAATACATTAAAAAATAGAGGATGAAAATAGTATGTTAGTAAGAAGAAAATACCAATTACCAACAATGTGGAAATTTCAAGATAAGAAATTCAATCTAGAAAGATTGCGTGATGAAGCTATAGCATTAGGCAACGACTATGGTAATGTAATGGAAACAAACAAAGCATTATGCTCAAATAACTGTGATTTAGTTGAAAGTGTTTATAAGCATTTTAAACAAGTAAACTTAACAGAGTTTAATCCCGATCATAAAGCACCTACATTAGAAGAATGTAGAGAGTTATGTGATACAGCAGGTACAGGTGATCATACATTAACTAGATCACAAAAATATAAATTAAGAACACAACGTACTGATCAATTAGATCCAGCACTAGACGAAAGAAACTATAATAAGCCAACAGAAAATTTTACAGGATCTTATTTTGAAGAAGTTGTTAACTCATTTAAATCAGATGCTATTAGAGTAAGACTTGTTAGATTAGATCCAGGCAAAACTTTATCACCACATATAGATTACGATCCAACGTATGCTATAAGAGTTATTGTTCCTATTTTTGCAGAACAAGAAGCAACTAATTATTTTTGGCGTAAAGGTAATGTAGAATCTTTTCATTTAATTCCAGATGGGTCAGCATATTTTTTAAACATTGGTCTTAAACATACTGTTATTAATACAGGTACAAGACCTAGAATAAGTTTAATGTTTAGCCTTAGAGACCAACAAGATATTCAAGAAATTCCAGAACAAAATTGGAATACTACTACTAGTAATATGGGCGAGATGATATTAGGCAGAAATTATGAAGAACATAAGGTTATAGCAGATGCCCAACCTATGGCAGTTTAAAACTGAAATAAAACAATCAAAAATACACGGTCACGGTAGATTTGCTATGGAAAATATTCCTGTAGGTAAACCTGTTCTTACACTTGACGGTGAAGTAGTTCCTAAAGAAAAAGCACCACGTAAATTTCCTGTAAGTGATACTCACAATATGGTTTGTGAAGATACGTATGTTAATCATAGTGAAGATCCTAATCTTGAATTAGTAGGAACAAAAACTACAGTAACTATTGAAAAAACATTTATTGCTAAAAAATCAATTAAAGATGGTGAAGAACTAACTATGGATTATAAAGAATTTGCTGGTGAACGTAAATTTCTTTTTTGAAGCTCACGCCATTTATTATTAGCATAAGGCCAACCTGTAACTACAACACGGCAACCTGGTTTAGCATTTTTAACTGGTTTTACAAAGTGAGCAGAGCCAACTCTCATTACTATACAAGTATTTCTTTTAGGTTTAATTACTAATGGACCAGCAAGATAATGTGGTTGATTGTCTTCTTTTAATTTTAATTTGTATCTTTCCCAGTTAGTTTTTTCATTTGGAAATTCTAAGAAATGTTCACTTAATAAATCTTTATCTGGAAATACTAATTCACCACCCTGTTCAGTTGTTAGATAATTTATGAAAACAAAATCTCCATATATGTCACGTCTTTCGGTATGTACGTGATATACACTTTTTGGATTAAATGTTTTAGTAGTAAATTGTAAAACATTTTCATTATCTATATCAGTTGGCTTAATTGGTTTATATATCTGTTCAAATAATTCGTTGAGTTTACTTAAAACTCGAGTAAGTATTTCACTATCTTCTCTTATATTATATTTGATATGATTATAATTATAATAAGATTCACTAATAATATGTGGTTGCTCATTACCATCTAATACTTTTGAATCTGATTTATAAACTATATCTAATATTCTATCGATATATTTTTCGTCAATGAATTTATTAGTAAACCAAATTTCGTTTTTAATTAATTCTTTCCACATTTAGATATGCTCCTGAGTTCTAATATGAGCGAATGCTTCAATTAGCATTTCAACTGCTTCTTCATATGTGTATCCTCTGCTTTGCAAATAGAATAAATGTTCGTCATCTAATGATCCTATTGTACAACCGTGTGTACAAATTACATCATCATTGTTTATATCTAATTCTGGTTTTGAAAATGCATCTGATTCGTTATCTAATAGAATATTTCTATTCATCATATGACTTTCACATTTTATAACATTCTTTGGAATAGTAATTTTACCTTCAAATGAACTAGTGCTTTTTTTGTTTACAAATCTAAAATCTTGATTACACTTTGATTTGTCTCCACGGTGTATAACATTAGTAATTAAACTAGTTTTTTTATTTTTATTTTTAAAAAATCCATAAAGTTCACAAGATGCACTTTCATCTAGTTCTATATTAATTTGTGTATCTGAATTTTGTTGGCCTTTGCATTCAAAAAATAAACAAGCTACTGCATTTTGCTTTACTTTAAAATTTAAAGTGGTAAAGTCAGCTATATTAATTTTTGTTTCAAGCTTTTTATCAATAACATAGTTATTTTGTAGCATTATGAAAACCTTTTTCTTCTATCCTGTCAAGTAAGTCTGCTCCACCTGTTTCATTTATTTTTCCATTTTGTAAAATATGAACATAGTTTGGATTTAAATTTTTTAGTACTTTTGAACTATGGCTTATAACTAGCCAACCATATTTGCTTTTATGTTCGTTAATTATTTTTAATATTATTTTTAATGCATCAACATCTAATCCTGTGTCTAGTTCGTCTAGAATAACTATTTTAGGATTTGATTGTAATAATTGTAACAATTCATTCTTTTTTCTTTCGCCACCGGATGCGCCTTCATTAAAATTACGTTGATTCCAACATTGACCAAGTTGCAACTTTAACATATCTTTTTTATATTTTGATAATAACTTTAAAATATCTGATGATTTAGGGAAATTATTAACAAGGTTAAAATTAGTAATTCCAGGTATGCTTGGAGGTGTTTGAAAAGTCATAAAAAGACCAGCTTTAGCTCTGTCAGTTACATTTAATAATGATAAATCATTATTGTTTAATTTAATTGAGCCTGAAGTTTCATATGTTTCTTTGCCAATTATAGCATTTGCTAAAGTAGTTTTGCCAGATCCGTTTGGTCCTATTAAAGCGTGGATTTCTCCTTGTTTAATGTTTAAGTTTAAACCTTTAATAACTTCTTTGTTTTGTATTTTAATTTTTATGTTTTTTAATTCTAACATTATTAGTGGCAATCCTCGGGCTTTGGTTCCGAGTGTTTTGTAGAATCAAAGTAATAGTTAAAGTTACAATGCTTATCTAAGCCATCGATTAAATCTTTAGTAGCATAAGGCCAACCTGTAACAACAGGTCTTGCTGTTTCAGATACATTTCCTTTTAATGGATTAACATAATGAGCTGAACCAATTGCAAATATTATACATTTATTGTATGTTGGTTTTATTATTATATTATTTAAATATCTCATAGGATATCCTTTTGATTCTACTAGTTTGATGTTTTCTTCCCATCTAGTTTTTTGTTCAGGAAATCTTTCTAAATGTTTTTTTGTTCCTTCTTTACTTGGAAAAATTAATTCACCACCGTCTTCATCTGATAAGAAATGCATAAATGCATAAGTTCCATATTTGTTAATTGGTTCTGTATGTAAATCATACCAACCTCTGTTAGTAAAGCTTTTTGTAAATAATTGTAATCCTTCAAGATTTTCTTTTGGTACTGCTACTTCTGTTAGTGGTTGTAATAAATTATTAACTTTATCCATATATAAATTAATTAATATTTTATTTTTATGTATATCTGTTCTATGAACTGTATAATTGTAGGTTGTAGCATTAACACCAGAATTTCTAAAATTAGGTAAAATTGACTCTCCAGGTTCAAGCTCGGTTTTTCCAGCTTTATTCATATTTTCTACAATTTGTTCTATAGTTACTTCAGGGAGAAAATTATCATATGTCCAAATTTCATTTTTAATTATTTCATTCCACATTATCTTTCTCCATTAATTACATTTGTACTTACTTCTTTTATTCTAGCGTCAGTACCATACATACTCATATCAAATTCTTTTTTCCATTCAGCTGTATCAGATTTTATAGTTTGTATATCATAAATTTTTGATAGCTCTTCATTAATACTATCTTTATGATGCCAAATTTGATATATCTCGTCTGAACGTAAGCACCTACTAAAGTAAAGATATGTTGCAAGGTCTTTTACTTCTGTGCGAGGTTCATCGCTGAATATATTTTTAATAATATTCCTATTCTTATCCACTAACCATTTCATAAGTGGCATTTCATTTAGCTTATTATAAAACATTTTTGTTTGATCTACAATAGAAAATCCTTTATCATAATAGGATTTTATTGAGTTGGATAGAGCCCTGGAATTATAGAAATTGTGGTAAAACCACCAATTGTCAAACATTTTAACTAATTCATTTTCATTATATGAGAAACATCTATGCATTATTTCAATTTCTTCAAATTCATATGTACTTCTTTCATCTCTATATTCAGGTTCTTTATGTAATTTTTTATATCCTAATCCTGTAAAGCTATATGGAAATGCTAATATTTTAGATTTTACATTATATTCTTTTCTAAATTGATCTGTATATATTTCAGTATTTGGTACAAGATTTAAAAAGTAAGTTCTCATAAAATCAATGCCTAGTTCGTAATCTCTATTAATGCTTTCTAACCAACTGTCTGCTGTTTCTCCTGGTAATGCAATAATCATTTCCGATGTTACTGGTAATCCTTTTGCTTTAAAGCCATCTATTAAAGGAAGTAGTTTATCATTATTAATATTTGCTCTGTTAATAACTTCTAATGTTGATTTACTATGAGTTTGAAAACTTACTTTAAGATTACGTTGATCTGCATCTAAACTATTATGTATAATATCTATAATCTCCGGTAACCATTTAGATCCATTTTTAGCTAACCCACTATAAGATATTTTTGGATTATTACCTGTTGCTTCTTTGTTTGCTTTCATTTTTTTAACAACATCTAAATCTCTCGGTAGCATACCAAAGTTAGCATCTAATATTTCTACTTCTGCTATGTTTGTATGTTTGTATAAAAAGTCTAACTGTTCATATACAGGATTAATATCAAATTTAGTAACTTTAGATCTTGCTTGTCCTCCCCAATCACAAAATGCACATTTAAAAGGACATCCACGATTAGTTTCAAATGATGCTTTAACTCTTTTTTCTTCTGCAAGGATTGAATCAAATACACCATCTAAGTAAGGTGTAGGCATTTCATCTGTATCTATTTGATATAACTTACGACCTACTTCTACATTATTCCATCCTAATCCAAAACTTCCATCGTGTGTTTGCATTGGATCATTAATGTTTAATAAAAATTTACTAACTAATTTCTCACCTGGACCTACCCAAAATATATCTATGTAAGGGTGTTCTTTAGCAAACTTTTCTGCAAGTTTAGGGTCTTCTGGTACATTAGGTCCACCGTACATTGTAATACCAGTTGGATTAACATCTTTGTAATAACTCATTAATTGGTCGTTATATGCTTGATTCCAAACATAACAAGTCAAGCCAAATACATCAATAGACTTAAACATTTCTGTATATTCTTCTACAGGTTTGTATTTGTATATTGGTTTATTAAATGTGTATTGTGATTTTATTTCTGGAATTTTGTTGCAATAGCTTATTAAACAGGCCGAGGCATATGGTAGCCAAGTTTCGTGAATTACAGATATAGTTCCTAATTGTACTGTTTTCATAATGTTATTGTCCAAACCGAGATTGTTTACACGACAATTATAATGTTATTTATCTTGCTGATATAATTCTTTTAGAGTTCGTGGCCATTGACTTAAATGTGCAACATAGTAAACTGTTTGATTTTTATTATAAGGAAGTTTTAATTCTGTAGAATATTTGTTACTAGAAAATGTATTGTCAAGTGATACTAATTCTTTTGTATGTTTATCATTAATTCCTAAAAAACAATTATTTCTTGTTAGCAATCTTAATGGAGTATGTTTATCAATTTCAACAATATGATCTAAGAGTGCTCTGGGGTTGCCAAAATGACTATAAATTATAGGAATATTTTTAAATTCTTGTATATAGTATTTTAGTTGTCCTGTGTGATTATCCCATATTAAATCCCAATTTTGGTTAATGTGTTTTGTATAATCTATTGGTTTATTAATATATGTATATGTTCCATTGAAGTTAAAATATTCTTTTAGCCATATGATTTTGCTATTAATATCTTCTGTAGTATTGTCGTAATTAATTACATTAACCGGATAGTTACAGCTTTGTATAGCATAAAATAAATCGCAATTAGAAAAACCACCAGCAATTAAAATATTCTTCGGTTGTATTATTTTAAAAAAATGAAATAAAAAATCGTAATCTGTAGATGATGTTCTATAACTTCGACTAGAATGTTGATTTATGAATATCTTTCCGTCACGTAAATCTTTTTCTACAAAGTTAAAAGGATATTTCATTAATTTAAAATAACAGAACCGGAAAATCTCCATTTTCCGTTTTTGCAACTTCTCCAACATCTATGTAATTCGCGTTCTCTAGTAATCCAAGAGTCTGTTATTTCTTTCCAAGCAGGTGCATCAAATATTTCTCTTAAAGAATTTTTTGAGAAATCGTTAAAACCGTTTTTGTAATGTGGAACTAACCAAGGTTCTTTTTGAGCTAGTTGGTGTATTGATAAGTCATATTCTTCTGACAAATAGCAACAAGGCCATATTCTGCTTTTAGGGTTTAAGTACATTCTATTGTCATCAATACCTCTACAAGAAATACAATCTTGTGTTCCTTTTGCATCAAGTTTTTGTTTAACTTCAGTACCTTTTTTATTAATAATTTTATCTATGTTTGGAACTCTTTTTACTTTTTCTTTTGCCATTGTTTTAGATTCTTTAATAGCTTTTTCCCATTCATCTTTGTTTGTTTTTTCTGCATCTTCTCGAGAAGACGCTTCTGCTCGAAAACTTTTAAATCCTAGTTTTTCTGATAATTTTTTAGCTTCATTAATTTGATGTTTATTGTGGTCAAACACCAAGTATTTCCATTCTGCCCAACCGCCGGCACCTATGAAAGCTTCGACATTTGCCATAAGTCTATTCCAGTCAACTTTTTTTCGATATAAATGATTAGTATCTTCTAATCCATCGATTGAAAATGTTATACGTGTAGTTCCGTTTTCCCAGCGATGTTCTTTTCTTTCAGCACTTATTTTACCTAAGTTTTCCCAAAACGAAACAGGACGGGCGCCACCGTTAGTATGAACTCCTATGTTTTTAAAATTTTCTGAAGTATATCTATAAAGATATTCAAATTCTGGGTGCATTAATGAATCGCCATAATTTCCGCAAAACCAAATATTAACTTCTTTAGAACCTTGATACAAGTCAAAATCTTTTTTTATTTTTGGAAAGATATCAACTGGTATATGTTCTAGAGCTAAATTTTCTATTAAATCGCTTGTTCCTGGTTTGTGCCGAGAACAATAAGGACATCCTGCATTACAGAATGTTGTAGGCTCAACCTCAAGGGTATGTATATGTGGTATATCTATTAATGAAAACATTTGTTAGTATTTAATATCAAATGATATAGGCCAATGCCCTGTAGGTGTTTCTTTTTCGCATTTAATAACATTTATATTGCTAATAACAATACTACTATTTTTAGTTGTTATTATTTTATCAAGACTCATTTCACCATTTTTTATATACGTTTTAAAAGTTGATAAATGGTTTTTTAAGTTTCTATTTTTAAAACTTAATACTTTGTCTTCCTCAATATCGTTATCTTCGCTGTGAAGATCAGTAACAATTATTGTGTTATCATCCATCATATCAAGTAATTGCTTTCCTTGACTAAAATATACTGACGTTGGCATTTCATTACTAGGAAAAGAAACAGAAGCATTAATAATTTTATATTTGCCAATTGATAATGTTTGCCAGTATTGTCCTTGACAATCGTCATCAACCTCAACTACATAGTCACTAAATTGGCCAGATTGAATATTTAATGGAATATCTTTGCTTACAATACATAAGCCTCTTTCTCCATAGTTATGAACATAATGATTTTGATATTTAAGTTTGTTAAGATGATTTTTACTATATCGTTGTAAAAAACATAAATCAAAATCAAATTGATTCATATCAACATTACCATTATAACCAAACATTATTGCTTTCATTGTAAAACCTCTTCAGCATTATTAATTACTCCATTGTGCTTATGCCAAATAACTCTATCTGTTGGTTGCCATTTATATTCCGGATCAATATAATAACTATAAACAAACTGTATCATATCTGATTTAGGCGAATCGTGAAATACTAAATCAGTTTCTAATGTTAATTTTTTATAATCCTCATCGTCAAACCAACTATTATCTCCTACAATATAAGTTCTTTTATGTTGAAATAATTTATTAATTGCTTTATCTTTTACATCGTGTGTCCAATAATAATGTTTAAATCCATTTTCTTTTGCCCAAGCAATTTGATGTTTCATTATTTTAAATCCATATCGTCCGTGCCTATGCTTTTTTAAAATATGATATCTACATTTTCTAATTGACTCAGGTGTGCCTGTAATAAAACTTCTTTCAGCATAACTGATACTAGCAACCTCGCCATCTACTATTGCTAACCAAAGACTGCTTTTAGAATCTAAATTATCTATATCAAATTTATGTTGAGTATATGTACTAGAACTACCTTCGGCTCTTGCTTGTTCAAGGAAAGTTTCTACTAGCTTTTTATGTGATGTATTATATTGTATTATTCTTTCCATTTACCTACCCAATCTCTAAACCAACGTAGAAAGTCATCTACATTTTCTATTGATTTAAGTTTTTCGTCGTTGCTTTTTGGATTTTGTCTTATCATTATTTCTCCATTGTCTGGAAAGTTTGGTAAATCTTCAAACCAAACTGTACGTTCAATATTTAAGTTTTTTTCGCGAGTTCTTAAATCTTCAATACGCCATACTAAATTATCAAACCATTCTTTTTTATAATTAAATGTTTGTCCTTCTTTTAATCCAGCTAGTGGCATTTTCCAATCAGCATATTGATACCATTTGAAAGTTGTCCATCCTATACCATAACTTATAAATTGTCCAAGTAAATCTTTTCTTTTTACTATTACTATAGGTTTTTTATAAACAAAGTCCCAAATGAGATTACTCATATATGGGCCTGAATGCATTTTAAATATGTAGTCAATTGGTAACCCATTTATTCTTTTTTGTGTTTCTTTACTAATACTTTCAACGTCTCCTAATTTTGGCCAATCAGCATAATCAGGTTCAAAGTGTTCATATAATCTATGATCAGATAATAGCTTGTATTGTGGATATTTATTTGAATACCATTTTGCAACAAAGCTTGTACCACTCCGCGGAGTACCTATAATAATTTTATGCATTTATCTTTTCTTTGATAATAATTTTATAAATTGATGTCCAATATCAAACTCCCACCATTTAGATTTGAAAGAATTATTTTGTGGATCATAATGATGATTATTATGCCATCCTTCACCCCACATAAAAATTCCTAAAAATGGTATGTTAGTTGAATTATCTTTTGTATCCCAATTTCTATATCCAAATGTATGAGTTAATGTATTAATAAATGATCCTGCGTTCCATAAAAACATAGCAGGAATTAGGTATGCTGATAATAATAACATTGGGTCAATAAAATACCAAGTTGTTGCAATTCCTAAATGTAACAAAAAATACCATTTATGTAAAAACATATGAATTGGATCACGTATTAGTTTTATAACATATCGAGGATTAGGAGTTTCGAACATACTTAACCATTGCACTCTAAAAAATCCTTTATGCTCAGGAGAATGTGGATCTTTCTCGTTATCTGTATGATGATGATGTTCTTTATGTATTGCTACCCAACCTATACTAGATCCTGTTAAGCCATACGTTCCGCATAGTGTTCCAAAATATTCGTACCATTTAGGTGCTTTCCAACTGTTATGAGATAAGAACCTATGATATGTCATTGTCATACCAAAACATCCTGTTATAAAATATACACAAAAAGCAAGTAGCCAATGATACCAATGACCATATATAATCATTGGAATGATTGATAGGTGCGTTATAATTTGTGCTACAAAAAGTAAGTACTGATCTTTAGTATATTTTTTCATTGTTTTTAACTCTTATTGCATTATAACAATATTTATTGCTTTTTACAAGATTAAATGCTACTATAAATAACAGTAAATAAGGAAGAAAAATGTATTGTATAATTTGGCGATTTTATAAAAAACACGGTATTACACCATATGTAGTTAGTAAGTTTCCTGACGTTAGAGACTATGGTCAAGAATTACCTGAAGGAAAAAAAATTGAAACTTCAAAAATAAGAAAAGCGTCATATGGAGCTGAAACCCCGGGTTGGAATGATAAAATAGGCCTTTTAGATTTATTTAATTCTTATAAAGATTCTGGAAAGTATGTTGATGGCGCCACTATTAATATTGATTATAATACTGTAGAGGATGTTATGGTTTTTAAGTCGCGTGACGTTGCACAAGAATATCTTGCAAGTCTTAATAAATTAGACTGGATTTCTGGAGAAGCTACAATTGTATTACAAAAAGAAATTAATAGTTTAAAAGATCTGCCAGCATTTCAATAATGAAATATAAGTTCTACGTAAAAGATTGTCCAGAAGATAATGTACCTCATTACTGGATAAAAGAAAAAGTTAATTTACAGTATTACATTGATAATATGAAATCAATTAATACTGATAAAGCCGTTTTGAATTTTAAACAACCAATGATTGATATTGTTAAAGTTCAAAAGTCAGTTAAATCTGCATTTGAAAAATTTGGATTTTTTGGTTTTTTAAATATATATGGTTCTGAAATGTTTAGAGATCCAACGTATGGTGGTTTAAGTTTAGTTTATAATTCAAATTATAAATTTCAAAAACACGTAGAAAAAAATGCTCAAACATTAGGTTATCCTAGAAATAATATGAATTTAGATTTTATATTAGAAAATTTGGATATTTGGAAAAAAGTTATGATAGCAGAACTTGACAAATATTTTTGGAGGAAATGTACAAAATTTGGAACACATCAAGCTTTTAAATTTCTTTATAGAGAAGAAGTTATTACTAATGAGCAATATAAAATATTGTTACAAAAATATAAAGATGAAAAGAATGTAAAAGAGCATATTATTAAAAATACGTACCAAGACAGTTGGGGGTTTAATCAATTAACCGATATAATGTATCACGAGTACCTAGCAGAAATTACAAAACTTTTTAAAAGAAGTTTTATAAGAAGTAGACTAGCAAAAATACAAAAATTAGATGATGAAGAAACTAGAAAAAATGTAAATGAATATATGTGGCATAGAGATGATTCAATGTTTATGGAAACTAGAATTAATTTAAGTGTTACTGCTCCTAATAATGCATTTGGTATTGACGTTGAAGGAGATGGTCGTTATTATTTTAAACCAGGAGAGTGGTATGCTTGGGATACTGGTATTACACATAGACCGTTTGCTGATAAATCAAATCTAGAAAGAAGCAATTTAGTTTATGCAGTTAGTCCTTGGTTTGATTATATTAAAGAAGAAGATGCTTGGGTATCAAATGAATTTTTTGGAGAGAAGCACCCAGTTGATATGTTAATTGATGGTAATATAGTAGAGGGTTTAGAACTTATAGATTAATTACTTTTATTGGTTCTTTTATTATAGTTCCATAGTTAAAAGACGTTTCTTGATCTTCGTTATGTTTTTTAGTTTCATCTGCTTCACCAATTCCTAACATTAATTCAACTCTTTGATTAACACCTAGTATATGTTTTAATTCTTTTGTAGATTGAGTAGTAAAGCATTTGCAACAACCAGTCTTATATCCTAAATTACCTGCCATTGTGTTTGCGTAAGCACTACTAAGACCAACGTGCATAGCTGTCATATAATTTAAAAATGGAAAAGTATCAACACCTTTCTCTTTAAGAACTTCTTGATCTTCGTTATATTGGGCAGAGTATCCATTGTCTGTTGCAGTTATATATTTGCTAACCCATATTAAAACTAATGGTGCGAGTATTTGGGGATTTTTTCTTGAACAATCATAAATTGCTCTTTTAATAGAGCTATCTGTAATTACTAACAGATCAAAATAGTTTATACCATTTTCATTTGCGTTCCAGGAATTTCTTGATGGGTGGTTAATTGTAAAATCTACTATTTTTTCTGTATGTGGATGAGGAAACGGGATACTAACATCCCAGTTTCGTTGAGTATGCGTAGTAAGTTGAACTATTTTTTTTAATTTTTGGTTTAACATTAAAGCTATTTATTAACTACTTAATATTTTGCCCATTCTCTCTCTTTGCACCACCAACATTCTTGACAACTTGGTTGAAGTATCTGTTGATAACCTTCACAACTACGAGTAGCATTCCATAGAGCTTCAATGCCGTAGTGTTTATATGAACCCCAAATCCATTTTTTATCCACAGAAATAAAAGGCATATAGAAATAACTGTTAGGTTTGAACCATTTGTGTGCTTTGGGATCATCATCACCATATTTTTGATACGGATTCATATTTGAATTTCTTGTATATGACTGTGCTTCTGCTTTAGAAAGTTTTAAATCATCGCCTAGTTGCCAATATGGCGGTAATTCATCTTTAGGTGGCCAGGCAGTTCTACCTGATACAAATAATGTAGCTTGATGTTGCATAGCAATTATTTTAAAATGAGAATATTGTGCTGACGTGTTAGTATCGCGTCTTTTAAATGTACACCAAGATAAATTATGTTCAAATTGTGTTTGATCGGTAATCCAATATTGTACCTTTGATGCGTGATAGAAATTAAAAAAAGTCCTAGTTCTTCCAGCTGAGGTATATGCTATAATTTTAAATCTATTATTAGTTTCTTTTTGGTACTGCATTGTTTTGTATAATAATAATGCACTATCCGCCCCACCACTAACATTAACACAAATAACTTTATGTCTTTGTGGTATATTAACTTGAATTACTTTATCATTATATTTGCTTTGTATTTCGAACATATAGCATATTTACTCAGTTGGATATAGGTTGAATAATATATAGGATTAGTATATTATAGTAAAATGAAAAGTAAAATTAGAAGAAGTTTAGCCAAAACCTTAACTTGGAGAATACTTGCTACAACTGATACTTTTATAATAGCTTGGCTTATTACAGGGCAATTAAAATGGGCTGGAGCAATAGCAGGAATAGAAGTGATTACTAAATTAGTTTTATATTATTTCCACGAAAGAGGTTGGAATAAAATTAAATGGGCTAAAGAAATTGACGAACAGCATACAACCGTTTGGCCGTATTTAAGACACGATTAATGAATAAGGATGATAAAATGGCATTAGACAACCGTGCTAGAAAAATTAAGAAAATTCTCAGAACACCTGATAACAAATGGGAACTTGTTGTTAAAGAAGATTACTCAATTGAATGTATTGATATAGATCGTATTAATGGTAAGTATACTATGGAGGAGATTATTGAAGCAACCAATAAACTTGTAGATAGCTCACAGGGAGTTGAAGCACAAACATTGGCTGATTATTATCAAGAGCTCGATAAACAAAAATAGATGGGAAAATTTGCTGGTATTAATCGAAATTATTCTAGCACAAAAGAAAACGAAGGCAAGTCTCCGGATGAAAGAAGAAAAGAAAATGAAGAATTAATGAAAAAGTTTCTTGCAAAGGGTGGTAAGGTACAAAAAATTCCATCAAAAATTACTAAAGAAATGTTAAGACGAGGAAAGTTTTAAATGGAAATAAATGATTATCAAAAAAGATTAGTTGAAATTAGAGAAGAAAAGAAAAAACTTGATCCATTGAGACCACAATTTTGTAAAAAAGCAACAGATTGGGTAGAACTCGAACAATGGTGGAACTTGTCAAAAGAAGAAAATGATATTGAAAATAAATTATGGGATGTAGAAAAATATATAGAGGAAAATACATTATCAACACCATTGTCAGAATATGAAGCAATTGAAAAATTAAATGATGATGAAGATGAAGATAAAGTTTAGAGAAGCATTAATTTTAGCATTATTAGTTGTAATGGTATTTGCAATATTAATTTTATGTTGGCAAATTATTCAAATACAAAAAGACCTCGCAGAAATTTATCAAATACAATTAGAGAATAATATGATGATGGAATTTTTTAAAATGCTTGTAGGCTCAACAGATGTCTAAAATTATAGGTATTACATTTTCTACTTTTGATTTACTTCATATAGGACATATTGCTATGCTTAAAGAAGCAAAGTCACAATGCGATTATTTAATTGCTTGTTTGCAATCAGATCCAACAATAGATAGGCCAGAAAAAAATAAACCTATACAAACAATGTTTGAAAGATATATTCAATTACAAGCAGTAAAATATGTTGATGAAGTAGTTCCTTATCAAACAGAACAAGATTGTGAAGATATATTATCTACATTACCAATTGATGTTCGTATTATAGGTGAAGAATATAAAATTAAACCATTTACAGGATCAGAAATTTGTAAAAAAAGAAATATTACTGTTTATTTTAATAAACGAGAACATAGATTTAGTACAACTGATTTAAGAGAACGTATTTTAAAAGAGAAGTAAAATGGGATATTATGATAACGAACATATTAGTAAAGAAGAAGCTGAAAAAGAATTAAAACAGCATTGGGTTCCTAGGTGGTTAAATGAGAAAAATATATATGATTGGCTTAATGAAGAAACAAATATTCCATATTTAAAGTTAGATGTCAGTATACCTTGGGATGACATATATAAAGAAGCATTAGCAGTTAAAGATAAATGCGTAGTTCATAGAGAATACTCAGGTGGTGGCACCTGGTTAAGTAGTTGTTTGCACGGTTTAGGAACAGAGTATACTAATACTTGGGATCATTATGACCAATTTAAAAATTTAACTGAAGATCAAGTAGAATATAAATGGACAACTTTATCTGAATTATGTCCTATTACAACTAAATTTTTTAAAGAAGAATTCCCTTTTAAAGAATATAAAAGATTGCGTTTTATGTGGGTTGAACCAGGTGGGTATATTCTTCCTCATCAAGATAATGATGAAAGATGTTTATCGCCTGTAAATATATCAATTTTTAATCCTGACGAGTGTGAATTCAGATATAAAGATTGGGGTACTGTTCCTTTTGAAAATGGCTCTGCTTTTTTAATTGACGTGGGGCAGGTTCACGCAGTTTGGAATAAATCTAGTCAGTCTAGGTTACATATTATTGCTCACGGAAAGAGAAATCATTATTCTTGGAAACGATTATTACTTAAAAGTTGGCAAAAATATGGTTATGGTAAATACTAGCAGTTAATGGAGAATAAGATATGATTAGAGAAGCACTTATAAAAAAACTAGAAGGCGATGTAGCGTTTATGAAAGCAGACCTATTAACGTTTTTAAGCCACCCAGTTGGTGTTGCGGACCATATTGATTATGTAGCAACAGCTGAAAAGAAACTTGAAGCATTAGCCAATGCTCAGGATAAATTAAATTATCTAGTAAACATAGACGAATAATATACAAAACATTGTGTCTACGTAGGAATAGAACTAAAGTTCTATTGTACAACGTTCGTTATTTCATTAAGATTTTTATTATACGAATATTATTAACTGTACTAATTTTGTATGTGCTTTTAACCTATTATCTGCTGATTTGTCATTCTTCACCCAGTTAAGGGTGAAGCTATCCCATTATCAGAGATAAGTCATCCAACTCACGGATCCTAAAGAGGCGGTTGGCCGTTACCCCTATCAATCCTACTTCATCCAACGGAACTTATACATATCCAGAGTTGGCCGTCTATGTATGAGCTGAC